AACTCATCGAGAGCGTGCAAAGCGGGTTTGTCACCCCACTCCACACTCTCCTGAATTTTTCCATCACTCCAGTACGGTCCGACATAGTTGCCTGAAGCCCAGAACGGTGAGGTGGGATCCTCGCCGGGCTGGCCCAGGTACTTTGTTTCTGCTGGCAATGGCGCATTCATTTTCGTGTTTTTGATTTTATTTACGCCAACCACCACCATAATTACGCACTGTCGAGCACGTGAGCCTTTTAACGACATGCTCAGGTCCGATCTAACGCTTAACACCAGTCAACGTGTTCATAACCGTACTGAGTCGCGATCAGCAGGCGGCGTGACACGAGTTGGTCAAGCGGGAAATCGTTGGGAAACTTCTCGTTCAAAGCGTGATACATCTTGCTCAACAGGTCGAACTTCTGAGCGTCATGGCGGTAGTTGTACATGTGTGAGATCAGAGCCCCACCGAGGCAGTCGCGCTTGATCACCTTCAGGTGCTCAATGTGCTTGGTCCACCTCTTTGGGTAAAACTCCGGTCCTTCCTTGCCCAACCGCAGATCGTTCGAGAAGTACTCAGAGTGGTACAGAGACTCTCGCTGGTGAATCTCCATCGGCACTCCGAGCTTAGCCGCTTCAGCGACGTAAGCCTCCACTCCAGCAGGTACAGGTTCCTGGTTGACATCATCGCCACCTGCCACGATCTCAAGACCGAGAATTTCTTCATCGGTCATGCCTAGGCGCATGCAAGTCATGACGTGCACGACGAGCTGAGCGATCGAGTTCTGGGCGATGGTCATGAACCAGCCACTCTTCATAATTCCGGCATGGGCCGGCTTGTAAATGTGGCCGTCGGACGTGCGGTACACAGTCCGTTCAAATACCTGCGTGAAAGCCCCATCAATATCTGCGAGATACTGCTGGTACTGTTCCTCAGACCACGACGGTGGCTTGAGGGCGAGCATCTTGGTCGTGTCGCGGCAGCAGTGTGCGATCCACAACATGAAGTTGTAATCCCAGTTGCTCTTGTCGCTTTCCCAGACCTTGCCCGTGAGCACACTTGCTAAGTGCTCAATGTGGCCGGTCTTGGCTGGCGAAAAACCGTACTTAACTGGGGTTCGCTTCCACTGCTTAGCTGTTGACAACGCTAGAGCGAGTTGTTTGAAGATGGCCGCGTGCTTGACAGTGACATGAAGTGGGAATCCTGTGATGACGCGTGGCATGCCCTTCTCGAGTTTGGCCTTCTTTGTCGGCTCTCCTTTAAGGAACACCTTGGCTTCAACATCAAGGTTGTCCCACTCGTTCAAGACATGCTGGGCGAATCCTTTCTCTCCGTAGGCCTCCAAGACTTGCTTGTTCGTCGGCTGGCCTATAGCGCAATATGGGTAGCCACTAGACTTCTTGGGATCGATGATCGTAGAGTGGATAACATCCAAGATTCCGGACTCGGAACGGTAGTCGGCATCTG